CTTTCAAATAGTTACGAACAAACTCAAGTTGCGAAGCGATCAAGGACTCTTTCATTTTCAAAAGCCTTAACAACTTAGCAGCATGAACGATATCACGAATGTGAATAATTTCTGCAGATTTTTCCATTGTATTTTCCTATCAAAAAGTGCTATTCAATAGCACGGGAAAGTTGTCGAGTTCTTGCGATAGTAACCTGTTCCTTAACGGCCAACCGTTCATCGGTATTGTCTTCGAACCGATCGACGGCATCCACAAATCTTTGAAACTGTAATTGTTCAAATTCTTCAGGAAATTGTTCGGCAAATTTCTTGTCATAGAACTTAGGCGGTCTGGTCTCTCGACCATTCACGACAACATAGTCATGGGGATAGATATCAGTATGGTAGCGCTTAAACCAATTAGCACCAATACCAGGCTTAAGAGACATTCGATTGAACTCAGGAACGCGATCTTTAATCTCACCAGTTTCCATATCAGTAGTTTCATAATGATCTCCAATACCTTTACCGGTACGTTTCTTCATCACATACCGAGCCACATAAGCAGCCGATTCAAAAGTGACATCACCAACGGAACTATAACCAAAAGGCCAAAGATCTTCCAAGGATTTTGACCTATAGATAAGAGCACCCGAAGGAGTACGTTTCCAAAGCGTGAGATCAGGGAAGTTAAACCCAAAAATACACGCATGAAAGTGAGGACGTTCAAACTTTTCACCATACTCTCCAGCCATGTAAAAACGAATCGTAGAACCTTTAAATTTCTTACGAAAACGTTTCATAAACCTCTGAAAGTCACCATAGTTCAGCGACCGATCACTCGGACAATGGTCATTGTCATAGGTTAACGTAATGAAGCAGTTCTGATCATGCAGACTTGCTTCATGCATACAGCGTACCGCCCATTGGCGGCTACGCTCAAGGCGACACCCCCAACATTGACCACATGGTAAAGAAAGGGAACGTACAACATCCCCTTTCCTCTCACTGAAAATGATTGAACCATCCGAAGTTTGATAAGCCTGCAACGGATGGAAACAAGCCATAGTTACAGCCGATAGCCGCCACGCATAGGTGGGGGAGCAATGTTCAATCCCTTAGTATGCGATGCATGAGAACGAAAGTGCTTAGCACTCTTAGACTTAGAAACAGGTTTCCGACGTAGTGGATTCATGTGGATCTCCAGTTGAATTAAAAAAAGGTGTCACCTAGACCAGTTAAGATCAAGTAGAAGACTGGTCTACCCCGCCACCTTGCGGTGCGGGGTTGGGTTCAGTTGCCTTTGGCAACACTAAGCCGAGCTTTTCAGCCTCGGCACGATTTGCGTCATCAGACACAAAATCAACAAACGCACCCGCATCATTATTGAAGCGAATGCGAACATCAGCAGGAAGCTGCATAAAAGCCTCATCAGCAGCAAGAACAGCATTGAGAGCGGTGTGATAGTCAACCGCCTCAGTAAAATCGCCATATTGAGGCGCACGTACGTTAGAAGGCAACTCACCAGTGAGGCCAAAACGACGAACAATCGTATTGATGTCGCATTCATCTTTGGCATGTTGTTGAGCCAAAGAAGGGTCATCGCAAGCGAGACCAGAGGCATCAGAAGCCTCATTTACATCGTAGTTATACGGTGTACGCAAAAAAACACTAGAAATTTTCATAAAGTTCTCCAAAAAAATCATCTACGCATACCAGCTCTACGAGCATTAGCAGCAGCACCAGTTATGTTACCAAGATCTCGAGAAGTCTGACGAATAACACCACCAGTAGCACGTTCATAACGTGCATCATTCTTAGCACGCTCCAAATCTTGAATAGTAATATCGCCCTCAGCAATAGCTTGACGAGCACGTGCATTAGCTAAACCAGCATCAGCACCATTACGAACAATCTCAGAAGCAATACGAGGAAGTGTAGCTTTATTCACCTGAATCTGTGACCAATAAGAAGCAGCAAGAGCCCTTTGAGCATCATTACCGTAATTCTGTTGAGACACCATACGAACAGTAGCCTCATTAGCTTGAGCAGTAGAGTTACGAGCAGCATCCTCAGAAGCAACGGCTTGAGCCTTGGCAGCAATAGCTTGAGCCTGTTTCAAATCAGTATCAGCATGCACATTCTGAACTTGAGCAGCCATAAGATCACGCTGTGAAGCCTTATTTTTAGCTTCAACAGCAGTAGAAACAGAATTTTCAATACCTTGAGCCTGTTGACCAGAAGGAGCATTACCTGGGCCTTGAGAATATGCCATCATAGGATTCAGACCAGCTTGAGTTAAATCCTTAACCGTTGTCTGATAACGAGTTGCATACTGCTGCGCAGAAAACGCATTAGCTTCATCAGCAATACGCTCACGAGAAGCATTAGCTCTCTCACCACCAACAAAACTTAGCAAAGCATCAAGCATAAATCACCCCGCTGGAATAAATTGTTGAAGCAAGTACACCATCATAAACACGACAAGTACAAGTCCAACCAAAAAAATAAGATCTCTCACATATACCTTTCTCCTAGGAAGAATCTATCGATTCTCCCTAGGCAATAATTTTTAGAAATGATCGATCAAACCGGGCACAGAATACAACGGCATGGGACGAGCAACACGATTCTTGAAAAAAGTATCACACAAAAATTGTTGACCATTTGCAGCAGCACCAACAGCAACAATACGATCAACAGGAGGATTCTCCTTAATAAACGTATCATTCAAAGTAGGCAAAGAAGTAAATTTCTGAGCCAAATGCCAACCATCCAAAGTACCAGAAGCAGTAGAACGGAAAAGACCAGTAATTAAACTGGGGTTATAACGATATTCCGCCCAACGCTCTTGATATCCGAAAACTGAGTTGTCGTTGGAATCACCACGAACGTAGATCTCTTTATTAAGAATTGCCTGCTCTCCAAGCATCGCAAAGGCGGGGAAATAAAAGTCATACCGTGTAGACCGAGACCACATACGGCGAAGACCCTGCTGGTATGTAAGGTCGGCACGAACAGAAACCAAACCGATGATGACGCCATGCTCTGTGAATGATTGCGTAAAGCCATGACCATGTGCAAGACCTGTACCCATCGCCGCCAAATTACCAAGCGGTGTAGACGTACCCGAAGCATTAGTGCCCGAAGTTTGGGCAATCGGGTTAATTTGAATAGATGTAGAACCACCGCCAAGATATTGAGGCCTTTGTAAACGAGCATCGGGAGAAATAACACCGAAATGGGCGCGAATGATCTCTGTGTAACGTGTGCCACCACGAGCATCCCTTTCAAGAAGTTTTTGAATTTGAAAAGACTGACGGAGTTGATTAATAGTTGCAGCAGTAGCCTGAGATAAATCAGCATATAAACCGGAAGTACCTGAAGTTACAACACCCAAATTCTTAGAAACAGGCTGTGAACCAGTAGCAGTAGCAGAGCCTACACCATGATCATAAGCACCAGGAAACATACCAAGAACACTAGTAGACCCAATCAAAAGACCATAATTATTAGCACCATCAGTAAAACCAAGAGACTTACCAGTGCCATAAACAGGAGCAGAAGTACCAAGAGGCAAACTCACAGAAGTACCCTTCTGAGGCCAAGGCAAAGCACCAGTGAAATAATCTTTACGCTTACCACGCTTTAACAAAGAATAATCAGTATATGCATCAGGTCCATCACCTTTATTTACAGTAACAGAATTTTGCAAATTTTCATCACGAAACCACTCATTGTAAATAAGGTTATAAGCACGAAGATGCAAAACACTATGTGAAACAGTATTACCAGAACCTACCTGACCAACGGTAGGAAGACCCATATAGTCAAAAATAGATCCAATAGCATAACCACTGGCAGGAGTAGACGTAGTAGGAATAACATAAGAAGTCGAATCACCTGGATTGTCCTGTTCACCCATAAATTTTTGCCAGTTAGACCAAATCAAACGGTTGGGAACAAAAAAGAAGAACGAATCCAAATGAAGATTATCCATAGTAGGATACAAAGGCGTTGCCAAACGAGTAAAAGCAGTCATACGCAAATTAAACGTATCACCGGGCAAAACCTCATCAACATAAATAGGCACAAGATCACCAGCATTAAAAGTAGTCTTGTGAGCAGTTTCGATCACAAAAGAAGAACGAGGAATTTCAGCACGAGGCACCATAGCGAACTGGTGTGTACTAACAGACTGATTACGATGCATTGAGCACTCCAATAAGAAAGGGGCCGAAGCCCCAAAAATTAAACTTTAACCTGTTTGGCTTGTGCAAGCTCAACAGGAGCGGGATGGCAAGTAATGATACCAGTTTCGTCATCATAAGTGCCAAGATCATACAAATCGAAATCATCAGGGTGCTTATTCATCTGATTGTCATCAGCTTGACGATTCACCTCGTCAGCAAAACTACGAATAGCCAAACCAACAGAAGGAACAAAAAAGGGACGACCAAATGC